GTGGGTTAGGCAGTGGCCGTCAGGCCGTAGAACTCGCAGATGGTCTTGTCCACCTCCGCGAGATCATTCGGGATGTGCAGGTCTTCGAACATGCCGATGGGGCTCTTGCAGCAGTCCTGTCCGTTGGTCTGCGTGGAAAACAGGTATTGGTCGTTGATCTTCTCGGTACGCAGGACGATGGTGAAATAGCCCTCCGGCACGATGTGCTGGTCCACCAGTTTGCCGACGGTCTTCATGCGGATGTTTCCGAAGTCGTCCGTCTGCGTATGCGCGAGGATGTAGACGCGCCGATCGTCGGCAAGCGCGCCTGCGGCGTTGAACAGGTTCCAGGCGTTCTTGCCGATGTCGGTGAACTTGTCGTAACCCTTCTCGCTGGAACGGTTCATCAGTTCGTTCACCATCACGGCCTGGTAGTCGTCCACGACAACGATCTCCTGCGGCAGCGAGCGCATGGCCTTCTCGATGACCGTAGGGTCGGAGGTCTGGATGATGTTGCCGTCGCTTTTCATCGTGGCCTTCACCTTCCAGCCGGCAGACCGGAAGGGCAGAGGCTTGCGAATGCACTGGATCAGAAGCGTCTTGCTCGGGTCCAGGTAGCGAAGGCTGGTGGTCTTGCCGTAACCCGAAGGGCCGAGGATCATGGTGGCGGTGCTCATGCTGTGTGCTCTGTGTGCTTAGTCAAAGGGGGTTTGGATGGAAGCGATTCGGTTCATGCGCCATGCGCGCCGCTTCCATTCGCGCACGCTGTTCTTGATCGCGCTGACGATGCGACGCCAACGACTGGGAACGTGGAACGGGTCTTCCGGCAGCTCACAGGCCAATGCGGCTCCGCAGATGCCGGCCACACAGCCGGAGCAGCCCTTGTCGGACTTGCCATCGCGCACGGACTCGCCGTGCTCGCACCAGCGCACGACGGCTTCACGCATGGCAACGCTCCTGCGTTTCGGCAATCTCGCGCAACACCGTGGACATTCCTGGGTGGTCGGGCGGAAGCGACTCGTGCAGCCACTCCAGCCACACCAGCAGCAGCGGCGCAGGCAGAAAGCCGGTGTGCATCAGGAACGAGACGAGCACGCGCTTCGCCCAGGTCCAGGCTCGCGCGGCGATGACGGCGGCGCGGATCACAGGTATCCCCCATTGAACGCCAGCGCCACGATGACCGCCCATGCGATGACCAGCAGCCATCCCCAGGGGCCGCGCAAGATGCGCTCGGTTGCCTCGCGGCACTCTTCGCTGTCGCTGCCTTCGTTCGGCCAAGCCGGATCGTTCTGCGCGAAAAGGTGCTGCCCGCTGATGCGTGCGCGCTTCATGTCGAGGGCGTGCTTCATTCTTCGTCCCGAACAGCTGCGGTAGCCCTGACGATCGCGCGGCGCACGGCCGCGCACGGATCTCCGTTGAAGTGCTCCACGTGTTCGACGCCCTGGTCGTCGATTACGCTGACGAAGCCAGGTTCCACGGTCACGCAAAGCTCACGGCGAACTGCAAGGCGCAGCGCGTCCCCATCGTCGATCAGTGGGTTCCACTCGGTCCAGCTATCGCAGCCGTCATTCATGGGGACTGCGAGCCATTCGCCGCCTGCGGCGACATTTGGCCGCCATGCGGCCTCGATGCCCGCCGCTTTTGCGGCCTGCTCCAGCAGATCGCGATCTGTGCGTTCAGCCATGCTGTCCTCCTAGACGAAATCGGCTTCGGTGTCCGCCCAGCGCTCGCCCGCTTCGGCGAGTAGCTGCTGTGCGTCGCGCTGGCAGCCGCGGCCGGCCGCCGCGTTCACCAGGATCTGCATGGCGCGCTGCATGAACTCGCCGTGCTCCAGGGCGTTCTGCAGGACTTCGGCGACGGTGGGCTGCACGCGGTCGCCATGCCGGTACGTCTTGCGGGGAGCGAACAGCGCCAGCGCGTTGACGTCGTCGGCATCGACAGCCTTGGCGAACAGCGACTGCAGCAGCTGAGCGTGCAGCACGCGGTCGGCTTCCTCGCGCTCGAGGTCGGAGAGGACGGTGCTCATGACGCACCCTCGGCCTTGGCGATGGCTTCGCGCAGCGTTTCGAATTGCCGGCGTAGCACCGGCGTGATGTGCGGTGGCGTGTCGTTGCGGGCTTCGAGCACGCTCAGGGCCTGCTCGGTGTCGCGCAGCGCCTGCAGCAGCCCCGCAATCAGTTCGTCGCGCTCATCGAACGGTGCAAGCTCGTGCGCCGGGACGTACTGCCGGTAGATGCGCAGCTCGTGATCGTCGGAGTTGATCGGCGTGATGACGATGGCGTCGTCCAATGCGATTTCCGCACACAGAACATCTTCGCTGTCAATGGAGAGGCCGCGCACGACGCCCGTGACGCGCTTGCCGTTGAAGTCGCGGTGCCGAACGTGCTGCCCGATACGCAGCGAGATTTCGAGACCGGCACTCATGACCGGCTCCTGCACGTGCACCGGCCAGTGAAGCCGAGATGGTTCCTGCCAGTCGGCGTTCCTCCGCACAGCATGCAGGACATGCCGTAGCTCGACTCGGGCGCCGGTTCGCACATCGAAGCCGGCCTCGGCGGCCCCATGCGCGGCGAGCCAGCAGATTGGCGCATCTGCGCTTCGGGCACGCGGTTCGGCATCGAGTCGGCCAAGGCTTGCAGTTCGGCGCCGAGCGCGTTCACAGCGACCTCCCGTGTGCCTGCTCGAACTTCTGCTGCTGCTCGCGGCCCGGGCCGATCCCCCAGGCGATGCACTTGCCGGGAATCATCAGCACCTGATCGCCCACCACGATGGGCACCAGCTGCTCGATCGTGCAGTGCACGTCGGCGCGCGATTCGTCGTCGGGGGAGGCCGCGCAGGCGCTCAGGGCCGCAGCCGCGACAAAGGCAATGGCCGGCACCAGCATCCGAGGACCGAGCACGGCGGGCTGCACAAGGCGCATGCGCTCGTCCTCGGCGCGCATCGCCTCGTCGTTCTTGGCAATCTCGCGGGCGCGTTCCGCGTCCAGGAGTGCGTCGAGCTGGTTGGACATCTGCTCCCTCCGGCGCCCGGGGTGGGCTTGGGAGGAAGTGTAGTGAATCGCTAAAGAGAATGCAAGCGAATCACTACAAGCGGCGACTACCTATGCGGATACGTAGTGCGGCGCGGACGCGAAAAAGCCCGCGCTCGGCGGGCTGCAGGGCGGCTATGCGGCTGGCCTTCAGTCGTAGGCGGCCTTCATCTTCCCGAAGAACTCTTTGCCGCCACCGAGCATGTCCTTGCACATCGGGAGCACTCCGGGCACGTAGTCGGTGCCGCAGACTTCCTTCCACTCGGAGGCCCGACTGCACTTGTACCAAAGTTCGCTGAACGCCCGCTTGAAGTCGGATCTGGTTTTCATGGCGAACCAGAGCGATCTGAAATCGCTGTCTTCAGGAGGGCTCACGATGGCTGCCAGCTGCACCTTCGCGCGGTAAAAGAACGGCGTTTCTCCGACGTAGCCGCCCATCCTGTTCTTTGCGTTGACCATGCCGCAGACGTTTCCGTCGGGATTCACGACCACCTTCGTGAACTTGGCGCTGTCCGGGTCGTTGAGCAGCTGCTTTACCGCGTCTTCTGCGGCGCGCTCGTTCGGCGAACACCCGACCAGCGCGGTCAAAGCGACCGCGATCAGTGCGGCCCGAAGGCCGACTCGTGGAAATCCATGACCTGGTTCACGCGCCAGTACATCCGGCCGGCCGCGGTGTGTCGCGCCTGGGCGTTGTTCTTGAAGTCGCCTGTGAAGGCGAACTCGTCCTCGCGCCCCTTCACCCGAAAGCACAACGCGAGGCCCAGCAGCTGGCCGGTCACCGCCAGCCGCAGGAGGTACCGAAGCAGCGCCAGCGTCTCCCGGCACTTGTATTCGACAAGGCTCACAACCTTCATTTCCGTCCCTAACCTTGTTCTTGGACGGTCCATATTGCCGAGCTGACGTTGGGCTGTCATCAACCGAACGTTGCAAAACGTGTAAGGGTCGCGAAAAGCGCAGTTTCATTTCGTCACCTTGCCCTTTTTGCTGACTGCTGCGGGCGGGCGCTGCGAGACGAACACGCCACGTCCAACTCGTGCGCGCAGATCCTCGTCGGCCGCCTTCCTGTCGGAAAGTCTTGGGAGCCATTCGCTCTGAGGGGGAATAACGATGCGCTCGGGAGCCGCGTCCCCGACCCGCTCCTTGATCGCGGCCAGCAGACCCGCCTGAGCAAAGCCGCGGTCCTCGTCCCTCAGCCGCGTCCACGCGTGGAAGGGAACGGCGGCGAGCGGCCAGTCCATCCAGCCAGCATCGAGCCTGAAGCCGAGCTCGATGCGCCTGGCCACCTTGTCGCCCACGGCGATGACCTTCTTCTCGCCGCCGCTAGCCCTGCGGCGCTTGACGATGTGATCCAGGTTCTGCTCGCTCAGCCCGGCGACTGCGGCGACCGTCTCCAGTCCGCCCACGATGTCGGCGAGCTGCATCAGCCGGCGGCGCCGAACCTCCTCGTTCGTGTCGGGGTTGATCTTCTCGTTTTCATCCATCGCACCGGCTTCTAGCACTTCGCTAAGGAAGGGCAAACCCGGTCTCGTAGCGATTCGCTTGCAATTAGCGTAGCGATTCACTAAACTGCGACGCATGTCCAAGTCACTGTCCCCCGATGACCGCAAGCGGCTCGCCGAAAAGCTTGGGGTCAATGCCGCTTCGCTCTACCAGGCGATCACAGGGCGAGGGACGCCCTTCTCGCCTGCGAAGTGCGTGGAGATCGAGCGCGAAAGCGGCCACGAGTTGCGGCGCTGGGACCTCAGGCCCGGGGACTGGCACCTGATCTGGCCCGAGCTCGTCACGGCTCCGGGCGCTCCCGCGATTCCGGGTTCGGAGGCCGTCACCGCCTGATCCCACCACCACGAAGGAGGGAACACCGTGCGCAAGATCGAAACCGAGCCTCGTGCTTATGGAAGTAGCGGAACATCCGTCGTAAGCCGCGAAGGCGCGGGCAGCGCCAAGGCTTCTGGCGCCAGCTGCCCGAAGTGCGGCGATGCGTTCTGCGCCGAATATGCGCAATTGAACCAGCCCCCTCGCTGGACATGCAACGCCTGCGGCGCGAGCGGCGATCTGACCGGGTCGCTGTCCATCCGCAGGCCTTTGGTCCCCGCTCCTGCGGCCCCGCGCCGCGCCGCGCCGCCGTGGGCTCGAAACCTCACGCGGGGGTGATGCATCCATGTACCGCTTCGGACTTCTTCCCCCCGAATACGCGCTGCGCATGATCGAGCGCAGGCGCGGCCGGTCCTCCGACCTGTATGGCCGGATCATGGCCGCCCGAGGTGAGAAATTCCAGGAAGAAGAGGCGGCTCGACGTGCTACCGAGCTTATGTCCCAGTCACGCGAGCGCTCGTCATCTGTTGTCGTGCCGCTTCTTGGTCCACGCGCTGAATGCCCATCTCCAGGGCATGCGCCGCCTGCTCGAAAGCCGACGCTATGACGTCGTCGCTGAGCGCGCTGTTTGCAGGCTGGTACCGCGCAAGGATCGCTGCGGCGATGGCCGCTGCTGGCGCGATGAGTTCCTGTTTCATGTCCGGTCCTTTCAAGACGGGGTTGCGGGTTGGGGAATCCGCATTCTGTCTCGGGAGTGACCGGGCACCCATGCGCTCCACTGCGCCGACCTATCGCGCCGACCTCCAAGGCGGCGCGCGGCCGTGGGCTTCCCTCGGCGGCCAGGCAGCCGCCGAGGGCTTTTCTTTTCGCGAAGAGGTGACGCACACGCCGAACTCTGGTGGCGACCTCCGTGCGCATCAATAACCAAATTCAGGAGAAGCCCCTAAATGAACCCCGTCGATGCAATTCGCCTCATGACCAAGTCCTATCCGGGCGGCGTCGATGCGCTGGCGATCCTGTGCGGCAAGGCTCCGGAGACGCTGCGCCACGAGATCGGCGGCAAGGACAGCCGCTACAAGCTGGGCGTGCTGGACGCCTGCACGATCAGCGAGGCCTGCATCAGCGCGGGCTCGCAGCATTGCTTCGCGTATGCCAATGCGGTGGCTGCCAACTGCGGCGGGTTCGTGCCGCTGCCCATGCGCAGCGAAACGAGCGGCGACTTGCACCGCGCCACAGCTGGCCTCGTGAAATCCTGCGCCGAGGTGTCGGTGGCGGTGGCGGAAGCCCTTCGTGATGGCACGGTGTCGGAGAACGAGCGCCGCGTCATCGAGAAGCACCTGACGGACGTGCTCGCGCAAGTGCAGAGCGTCGAGGGTGACGTGCGATCTGGCTCGCGGCCACTGCGCGCAGCCTGACGGAGGCCGCATGACCTCTCCCGTCATGACCATCAACGAGGTCCCGTACATCGAGAGCAAGCCGCGCGAGCCGGTGCACCCCACGCTGGGCGCATGCGTGCAGTGCGCATTCCTGAAAGACGCGGTCGGCTGCTACATGGCCGCGGAAGGCGCTGCGAAGGCTGCCTTTGGCGGTGACTGCATGAAACGCGATGTGATCTACGTGCACGCGGAGCAGCGCGGAGAAGCGACCCATGTCTGAGCCGATCGTCTCGCGCCAACAGATCGCCGGCCAAGCCGCAGCGGCTGCTCGCCTGCAGGTGAAGTTCGGCGACAAGCCGGTCAACCCCTTCCCGATCGGCAGCGACGCGCATGCGGCCTTCGAGGCATCACTGGCGCGCTACCTGCACGAGTACTCCGCTCCGACCGCGGAAGCATCGGCCTGAGGGAATCACCACATGGACCACGCAGCCCAGCCAGAAGCCGCAACGGTGCTCGAAGGCACCCCTCAACGCGCTCCTCAGGATGCCACGCGCGATGCTCTGCAGCATGTCCTCCCGAAGGATGAAGTTCCCGTAGGAGAACAGCGACACAGCTATTCCCTGCGCGCGCGCGTGGACAGAGTGACTGGCGATCTGGGCGCCGGCAGGGCCGTCAGCGATGACGAACTGCAGCAGCACGCGCGCGACTGCACCTTCCTGATGGAGTCGGCCTACGACCGCTTCCAGGCCGGCGACGTACACGCGCGAGACGAGGCGTTCATGTGGATGCACCGGCGCGACGAGGCGCTGCGCTGCCTGTCTCCAGCATGGAAGGCTGCGCGCGAGGCGCAGATCCAGCAGGCCATTGCCGACGGCGTGGGGTTCTTCGTCACGCAGGGCGATCTCGATCGGGCCAGGCAGGCGGAGGCCGCGGATCGGTGAACTATTTTCCATTTCACATCGGCGATTACGCGAGCGCGACCCGGCACCTCAGCTGGGACGAGGACCTCGCGTATCGGCGGCTTCTGGACTGGTACTACACCAACGAGAAGCCGCTGCCGCCGGACGTCGCCAAGGCATGCCGACTGGTGGTCGCCACGACCGAAGAGCAGCGCGCCGCTGTCGAAACCGTCTTGCGCGAGTTCTTCATTGAAACGCCGGAAGGATGGAGACACAGTCGCGCCGACGAAGAGTTGGCCAGCATGCGCGAGAAGCAGGAAGCCAACGAGGAAAGAGACGAGCACGAGAAGACGCGCCAGCAGAAGCACCGGGAGCGCCGGTCGGCCATGTTCGCGCAGCTCGCTGACCGAGGCATCTACCCGGCCTGGAACGCCAAGACCGGCGAACTGGAGCGGCTGATTGCGGAGAACTGCGACGCACCTGTTACGCATGTGTCTACCTCTGTAGGGACGGCACCTGTTACGGCACCTGTGACGCCTGTGACGCAAAACACGTCACAGCCGCGACAACCTGCAACGGCTATACCAACACCAACACCAACACCAACACCAACACCAACCCTACCGGGGGTGGAGGGGGGCAAGCCCCCCAAGCCCCCGGCCTTTGAGGTTCCTCCGTGGATTCCAGAAACGCCATGGCGTGAGTTCGTCGAGATGCGCCGTGCGAAGGGAAAGCGCGCTCCGTTCACGGTGGCCGCTGCGAAGGGCATCGTCGGGGAACTGGAGAAACTGCGGTCTCAGGGACACGACGTCGGCGTGGTGCTTCGCCAGTCCGTGGTAAACGGCTGGTCTGGCGTGTTCGCGCCGAAGGCGGACCAGCCCGCACGCGGCAGACCGGCGGCCGACGACTGGACGGGGGCTGCCACGTGAGCCGACGCGCCCAACCCTGGTACGCCACGAACGCTCGCGACCTGCTGACCACGCGGGAGCAGGGCCTGATGCCCTCCGGCCCGGTCGTCGTGTCGCTGGTCGGCGGCGGCTTCGCAGACGTTGCGGCGGCCACGCTGTACGCGCGCCCCGACATGCCCGTGGAGCGCATGGACTGGCGGATGCTCGTGAACCTGCAGGTCTGGCTGTGGGCCGGCCCCGGCGCCGCGCTCGGCTGGCTCCTCGCCACGGCATCGCGCATCGCACACGCTCGGCCCGAGCAGCTTTTGCTTCGATTCGAAGAACCCGCCGGCATCCACGACGTCGAGATCGGCACCGGACTCCACATCGCGCCCGTGCACGACCTGGCCGCCCAGCACCTGTTCGACTGGACGCCGATCAACTGCTCCGGCACGGCTGTCGGCGCGAAGTTGCGCACCGCGCTGCTGGACGCGCACCCCTCTTGGACGCGCCTATGAACCTCGTCGAAGACGGCCAGCACATCGACGACTACTTCCGCGAGCAGGAAGTCGACGCGGCGAAGATCCGTCGCGCTTCCGACTGGACGCAGGCGGTGATCGATCGCTTCCACGGCTCCGGTTCGGAGAGCAACTGGAAGCCATCCGGCTTCACGAAGATGCACGGCAAGTTCGACTTCCGCCCCGGCGAGCTGACCGTGTGGGCCGGCATCAACAAGCATGGCAAGACCACCTTCCTGTCGAACGTGATGCTGAACCTGATGCAGGCCGGCGAGAAGGTCTGCGTGGCCTCGATGGAAATGAAGCCGGCCGAGACGATGGCGAAGATGACTCGCCAGGCGGCGGGCACCGGTCACCCTACGATCCACTTCATCCGCGAGTTCCACCGCTGGACCGACGACAAGCTGTGGGTGTACGACCATCTCGGGCGCGTCGCCTCGCAACGGATCCTCGCGCTCGCGCGCTGGGTGCGCGACAAGATGGGCGTCGATGACCTGGTGGTCGACAGCCTGATGAAGTGCGGCATCGGTGTCGACGATCTCACCGGGCAAAAGGACTTCGTCGACGCGCTGAGCACGATCGCGCGCGACACGGGCCTTCGCATCCATCTGGTGTGCCACATGCGCAAGGGCGAGAACGAGAAGGCGCCGCCGGACAAGTTCGCGGTGAAGGGTGCCGGCGAGATCGCCGACATGCCGGACAACATCGTCATCGTCTGGAAGAACCTGCGCAAGCCAGAACCGAAGGAGGGCGAGCCTGCGAACAAGGATCCGGACGCCTATGTCCGCGTCGCTGGCCAGCGGCACCACCCGTGGGAAGGCAGCTTCGCCTTCTGGTTCGACAAGGACAGTCAGCAATTCCTCGAGCACGACTGGGAGCGCCCGCGCCACCTCGAGCTCGCCATCGCCTGATCACCACCAACACAGGAGACCCTGATGCAGCAGTTCCAGCTTGAAACCGTGACGGAGTGCGAATGCAGTCACGTCAACATCCGCGAGGAGAACCATGGGGACGAGAAGGTCCTGGCCGTGGACCTCGCGTTCTGGAAGGAAGGCAGCAACGAGCTGCTGGACCTGTTCCACCCGGAGATCCGCAGCACGCTGTACTGCAACCGCGCCGCGGAGGCCGGCCAGGAGGCGCTGCCGAACGTGCTGGCGGTGCTGCCGAACTTGAAGCTGGCGGGCCTGCCGGAGCGGATGCATTGGGGCGGCAACGACAAGTTCGGCGGCTACCGCCTCTCGGTCGACTACGGCCTGGGTGACGAGCAAAGCAACGTGGACCTCACCGAGTGCGTGGTGGCCAAGCGCTGGTTCGAGCTGAAGGAAGGCGGAACGGTGCGCATCGGCTGGCGCGTGAGCTACGCGGGGGAGGCGCTGCAGGATGTGACCACGCGCGGCATCCTGGCGGGCCTGAAGGGGCAGAAGGCTTTCGTGCAGCTAATCCCGCCACCGGTGCTGCAGTTGGTGAAGGGCAAGGGCGCGAAGGTGAGCGCGGGCCCGGCCGCCGCGGGCGATGACGCCGGCAGCGACGACGACGACCACGACGGAGGCGGCCCGGATGCCGGCGACATCTTCGCGCAGCAACACGGCGGCGACGCCGCGGCCGCCGGAGCCTGATCGTGGCCTACGAGCCGACCGGCCAAGCCAAGGTGTTCATCGACGCTGTGCGGCGCGAGCCGGCGCGGATCTGGACGCCTGAGGAGGCGGCGATCCTGCTCGGATGCACGCAGAGCCGCGTCGGCGCCTGGCTCGACTACGCGATGCGGCAGAAGGCGGTCTTCCGCGGAAAGAAGGGCGGCAAGGTCGTCTACAGCGGCCAGCCGTTTCCGCCCGAGGCCGCGTATCCGGCGCCCGCGCAGCGCAACACCCAGGCTGCGGGCGAAGACATCCGCGTGCCCAAGTTCACCGACTTCGTCCCGCCATCGATGACGGCGCCGCGCCCGGGCTCCGAAGTCTCGCGCGCGCCGGCGCCGAAGCCGCCGGAACTGTGCCGCGGTTGCAGCAAGGCGGTGTGCTGGGAGAAGGGCTGCCAGAACGGGCAGAAGACGCGGGCAACGTGCGCCGGATGCACGCGACCTATCTGCCAGGAGAAAGGCTGCGTGGCCGGTACGGCGCAGTCGCTGATTGTTGCCACTCCCCGGCCCACGCCCGCACCCACACCGGCGCCGACCGCCGCGACCGCGCCGCCGAAACCTGCGCCGGCAGCGGCCGATGCAAGCATCCCGGAGGCGGCGGGCGCGGACCCTCAACCCGAAGGCGAGGAAGACGACGGCCCCGACGCCTTCATCTCCTGCCGCACCGGCCAGATTGTGCTGGTCGGCCTCGAACCCGACGAGGAGGGCAGGGTAACGATCCCCGCCGACCTCGTGAACCTGATCAAGCGACACATCGCGTGGAGTCCTGCACGATGAACAACTACCGCCCCAAGCCCACCGGAAAGCTCCAGCCGCTGCTCGAAGTGATGCGCGCTGACCCCGATCCGAAGCGCCTGTGGTCGCCGGCCGAATGCGCAGAAATCATGGGGATCAAGCCAACACACATCTGCAGTTTCACGGCATACGCGGTGCAGCACGGCGTCATTTACAGGACGGTGATCCGCAGGACCGCGTATCACAGCCTGGAGAAGGTGGAAGGCTCGCAGCCCCCGGCGCGCGCGAAGAACCGGGGAGGAAGGCCGCCGAAGTGCAAGGGCCACTACGAGCAGCCGCTAGACGACATCCGCATCCCGAAGGTCGTTCCCGGCTGGTTCCCTCCGAAGATGGTCGCGCCGCGCGCGGGGAGCAGCTGGTGATCACGCTCACTCTTCCCTATCCGCCGTCCGCGAACCGCTACTGGCGCACGCGCGTCGTGACGCCGCGCGGTGGTGAGCCCTTCGTCAGCACGTACGTCAGCAGCGACGCGAAGGCGTTCAAGGACGCGGCCGGCTGGATGGCGAAGAAGGCTGGCGTGCGATCGCCGCTTGCGGGCCGCATCGAGATCGCCTTCAGCCTGCACCCGAAGCTGCCTCAGGACTGGCGGCTGCGCGCGCGGAAGGACCCTGATGGCTGGGACGACACCGTGCAGTGCATGGACCTGGACAACGCCAACAAGGTGCTGCTCGACGCGTTGAAGGGGATCGTGTTTGAAGACGACCGCTGGGTGCGCAAGATCACGGCGACGCGCGGCGAACCGCTTCCGGATGCGTGCCTGGTGGTCACCGTCACCCAGCTGGCCGCGACTCAGCGAAAGCAGACGCAGGAGGCGTTGCTGTGACCCGCAACGCCAGAGGCCCGATGCGGCCCATGACCTTCACGCTGGAGCAGCGCATCCGCCACGTGGCGCAGATGATCGCGCCGGAGCAGCCGCAGAAGCAGGACATGCTGGTGAAGCTGCCGCTGTTCCAGGTCGCTGTGCACGGCGGCGACGCGGTGAACAAGCCATGGGGCCAGAGGAACGGCAGGCGCCTATGACGAAGTGCGCGAACTGCGGCCGTCGCGTCGGGAAGCCGGTGTATGCCGGCAATCTCGCATTCGGCAGCTCCTGCTATCGCAAGGTCGCAGGATCGAAGCCGCGGCGCGCACGCAAGCCCGAAGCGGCGCCGGCCGATCCGCGCCAGCGAGACCTTTTCTCGGAGGCACCACATGGTTGAGAACTTCCTGATCGCAGTGGCGGTCGGTTCGATGGTGTTCGTGGTCGGCTACGTGATCGTGCACGCGATCTGCGAGATGTTCGAGGCGGCGATTGGCGCTGACATGCCCGAGGAGGACGGGGAGTGAGCGAAGCCGCCGTCCGCGCCGTATTCGTGAACCCGGCGATTCAGCCAGGGCAGGCGCATGCCGAGGCCAAGCGATTCCTCGCGCGCTGCGAAGCAATGTTCGCCGCCGGAGTGGAGCGCATCGCGGCCACCGCGCAGGAGGAAGAGGACGACCGCTCGCTGCGCCAGAACGCTTTCCTTTGGAGCTTCGTCTACAAGACCATCAGCGCGCAGGGCCTGATCGACGGGATTGGTTCTGACGAAGAGGGCTGGCACTACTACTTCAAGAAGCGCGTCCTCGGCTACCGCGTGCGCAAGGTGCGCGTGCCCGGATCGAAGCGCCCCGTCATCCGGCGCGAGCTGCGCTCGACCACCGAACTGAAGGCTCGGCGCCGCGGTGAGGCTGATCCCACGACGTACATGCCCGATTACCTCGATGCGGTGATGGCCATCGCTGCGAGCGAGTTCGGAGTGCAGTTCCCGGCCGACCAGCGCTGGGAGACATGGAGGCAATGATGCGCCTGTACATCGCGGGCCCGATGACCGGCCTGCCGGAATTCAACTTCCCAGCCTTCCACGCTGCGGCGTTCGCGCTACGCACCATCGGCTTCCACGTGGAGAACCCGGCGGAGAACCCGGCACCACCGTGCGGATCGTGGCTCGGGTACATGCGCATGGCGGTGGCGCAGGTCGCGAAGGCGGACGCCATCGTGATGCTCCCGGGCTGGCAGAACTCGCGCGGCGCCAACGTGGAGTACCAGCTGGCCGTCGGCCTCGGGCTCCCCGTCTGGCCGCTGGACTTCGCCCTGACGCGGAGGCCGGAATGACCTGGGCCTTGCGTCGCATCCCCAGCCGAGAGGAGCGCATCGCCGCGAGGCAGGCGCCGAAGCCTCCCGCTGTCGTGCAGTCGCTGCATCGCGGCGTGATGGGCGGCAGCACCTCAAGCCCGGCGCCGAAGTCGGAGCCATACCGCGATCCGATCCTGCTGGAGATGGCGCGCGGTCGCCCGTGCCTGCTGATGGTGCCCGGAATCTGCAATCACCGGCTGGATACGACTGCGGCGGCGCATTCCAACCTGTCGATTCACGGTAAGGCTGGTTCCCGCAAGGCTGACGACTGCTACTCAGTGTGGTGCTGCGCCGCCTGTCACATCCCGTGGCTGGATCAGGGCAAGGCCAGCGCCGCAACGAAAGAACGCGCCTTCATGGAGGCCCACGCCCGCCAGGTTCTCGCTTGGCGGCTGGTCGCGACCGACCCGAGCGAGCCCGAACGCTTCCGCCGTGCAGCCCGGCGCGCGCTGGAGCGGCTGAATGCCATCCCGATTCCCTCAACCGAGCCCTGAAAGGCTCACCACCACGGAGAAAACCATGCCTTCCATCCACTTCAAAGCCCTGAAAGACCATGCCGAGGCAATGCTGGCCGACGCGCGCGCGGAGGTCGTGATCGAGGCGCACCGCTTCGAGAAGCTGATCGAGCACATCGTGGAGCTGGGGATCGTCGCCCTGGGCATCGGCCCGGAGCCGAAGCCCGAAGAGGCGGTCTCCGGCGACATCGACATGAGCCAAGCCCAATTCGCTTGGAGGGGCACCGCGCAACCCGGGCTGATGACCGACGGGTCGTCGTCGGCTGGCGTGTCAAGCGGCGCAGTGACCGCAATCGATCCGACGGCCATCTCCAACTCCGCGGCGGAGTCCGTTGCGCAGGTCACGCATTCCGATGCGCAGGA